ATTATCTAGGATCAAAACCACCCATATTGATGCCTCCGCCTAGTATATCATTACCTGAAGACTCGAATTTTTTAGCACTATCTTGTGATTTTCTTCGCTCTTCTCCTTGTAATTGCACTCTTTGATCTTTTCGATCTTCTTTTAAAGTTTCTTTTTTATCAGCAATATCATCTTGCTTTTGTTGTAACTGCATGTTTAGCTGAAACTCATAAGCCATTAATTCTTTTTTAAGCTGTGTTTCTTGCATTAGGGTTTGTGCAGCTATTTTAGCTTTAACTTGTTCTAGCTGAGTTTGCATTTGAATTATAGCTTGTTGCTTTTGAACTTCAGCTTGAGAAGCCATTTGCTGTGCTTCACCATTAGCTTTAGCTTGAGCTTCTATATTTCTTTGTTGTAGTTCTTGATCTCTTTCTTGTTTCTTTTTTCTACGTATTTTTAATAACTGATTAGCTAACTTAACGTTTTTAATCATTCTAAGATCAATAGCATCTTCTAACTCTATACTTTGTTGAGTTAATGCCATTTGTATATTGTTTTCTAATAGTTGTTTTTCTTCTTCATCAGGCTCTAGTTCTAAAAATATACCAAAGTCATACAAGTGTAAATTAGACATTTCTTCTAATGTAGCAACATTGTGTGCACCTATTGACTGTATGAAAGCATCTTTTGTTGGTGAGTACTCTATAATATCAGATATTCTTAAAGATAAAGCTTCACAAACTTCAGCTGTTAAATATAAACCAGCTTTTAGTATATGCCTAGTAGCTGTATTACTATTAGCAGCAGCTATTTTTTGTATACCAACTAAAGCTTTCGCGTCTGGTGTGCTAGCATCCCTTGCCTCATTTAATCCGGTCACGTCTCTTATCATCTGCAGATAATAATTGTATGTCTGTATTAAACTTTGTAGCTTGCCACCGCCATTACCACTCTGTATTTCTTGAATAGGCACCTTTCCTGGGTTTGGATCTCCATCCATAGTTAAGGATCTACCGATTATACTACCAGTCTGGAAGAACATGTTTAATGCTTCTTGCGGGTTGTAGTTCGTGCCGTTACCAAGGTCTATCTCTGCAAGGCCATCAGCATCCATAAATATGCCGTCCGGTACCATTCGCGAAAGAACTTGTTGGAGTTTAAGGTGTGTTATTTGAATCATATCAGCAAACGAAGTACATCTACTCACTAGCGATTCAATTTTACCTTTATACATTCTTGGAGCAACTATATTATAGTTCATTTTAACTTTAGTAAAGTCACTCTTAGGTCTCATCATGTTTTTAGCTAACTCCCATTTAAGTAACTTATCACTACCTAATATAAGAGCTCCTTCATATAAAACCTCTATTTGTCTTTCTAACTTACCAAATCTTTGTTCTAAAGCAGCATCAACTATAGGGTTAAATGATTCATCTTTAACAATAACTTTTGTAGCTCCAGATGCTGTGTCTTTTACTTTATAAACTTCTTTTGAATAAGTTTTATAATTAAAGTACAATATTTGTACTTGATTTTTATCTATTTCATCATGGTCATGATGTGAGTTATAATAACCTGCTTTTCTAAAACTTTGGCCAGCTATTTCTTCTAACTCTTGTTGATCTAGATCAGGAAACTGTTTTACTAATTCATTTATAGGTATAACTTTTACCTCACCTACATAATATATATCGTCAAAATAAGGGTCTTGAGTAAAAGACCAAACTAAATTAGCAGGATCTACATAATCTATAGTAACACCTTGTGATGTATTAAAACCAGTTTTAACAGCTCCAATACCTAAAACAGTTAAATCATAGTAAAATCTTTTTCTTATTAACTCATACTTATTACCGTTAAGTAATACGTTTAAAGCTTGCTCTTCAGCAATTTCTACAGCTTGCTTATATGTAAGCTGCATGTGTAATTCTAGTTCTTCTTTGTTTTCTGGTACTAATTCTTCAGGGTTTTGTAATATACCTTCACCATAAAAAGCTTTAACTTCTTCGTTTAATTTTAAATTATTCATGTCTATTAAAAGACTTTCCATGTATTTAGTACGTTTATCAACACCGTAAGGATCTTGTGAATAAGCTTTTATATCATAAACTCTTTCAGCAATACCATTTACAACTATATCAACAAACTTAGGTATAATAGGTACTGGCTTCCAGTCTAAATTTAAATAAGACATATCACCATTAATAGATAATTCGTCTTTATATTTTTGTACAGACTGTTCTCCCCTAGCATACATTCTAAGTTTATGAAAACTATCCTGATTATTAGCAAATCTATAAGTCACTCCATCTCTAACGAACCACTCGCTTTCAATAGCTTTAGCTACCTTTAAGCCATATTCTTGACTCACCTTTTCTATATCGGGAGCAACCTGACTTGGAAAATATTCTTTTGTTATTGATTCGGCCATATTATTATTTTATTAACTTAGATAAGGTACCTTTGTTTTCATACCTTGAAATCTTTAAATTTAGTTTCTTTTTTTCTTTTAATGCGTTTGGAGTATATAAATGTCTATTACAACCCATAACAGCTAAACCACTACTAATAGCGGCATCAAATTTTGTTCTATTGTTTATATCAAATTTAGACCAGTCTTGTAAGGTTTCTGTAAAATACATACCACCTCTATCACCAACGTGATCTTGTATATACATTTCAATAGCTGCTGCATGAGCTTGTTTAATATCTTCACTTGAGTTAGGTATTCCACCTATTTCTCTTTCTGCAACAGAAAGTTTATTCCAAGTTTTATCAGGTCTATTCATGCTAAAACCTCTATAACCACGCCTTCTCATGTAATACAATAGACGAGGTTTATTGTTCTCTGCTAATATAGGCATCCCGTAGAATATTAAAGCCATTAGAACATCTTCAAAGAAGATCTCAGCGGTCTGAGGTCTAGCTATATACTCTAAGAAAAATTGGTTTGGTGGACAATCCTCCATGCTGAACTTTGTTAAACCGTGTAAAGCACCTTTAGATCCTTTACCATCAACAGTTCCTGATATATCATAGCTATCACATCCAAAGCAACCTAAGTGTTCATTGCCAGGGTATTTTACACCATTTTTAATAATTACATTATTTTGTAACTCTTGTTTTGGCACCCATGATACTTTGAACCTACCGTTGGCATCTGGGTAAAACATTACCCTTGTATCTTTTATTCCGTTGATCCACTGGAAATTACCAGTTGAAACATAATCAGAAGCAAACTCTTCATTATAATCTATTTGTTCGTATATTTTTGCTAAATTAAATATACTATTTTTTGTTTCGTCTCTGAAAGCATGCTCTTCATTACGAGGAAACTGCCTATAAAATTCATTTAAAGCATCTCCATCATTTTTTAATCCATCAGCTTCATTTTGCCAATGATTTATAACACCTATATCTATGAAGTCCCCATGAGGTCCTTCAACTTCATTTTCTGGCGTATCGAATACAGGTAAGCCATAAGAATCAATGAATCCTTCGTAGTTCCATTCCATAGGTACGAACAAAGAATAGAGTCCTGAGCTTGTCTGTCCATTGCGGTTTCTTTTTGTAACATCAGAGTTTTTATATAATTTCTTGAAGTTATCACCACCTTTATCCAAAGCATTTGATGTTGATCCCATCATACACTTGCCGATAATTCTACTACCTAATCGTAGTGTTGTTTTTGTAACTCTCCAGTTATTTAATATGTTATTGGGTCTTTCCCACTTACCACTCTCATCGTGTACTAATAACTTAAGTTTCTCACCATCATAACTGTTATCACCTGTGTTTTTCCAATCAATAGTGGTATCTAATCCTTCTAACTGTTCTTTATTATCTGATGTAATATTTCTTCTTGTTAGTTTGCTAGCAGGTACTCTATATGCTAACTCTGTTTTAGGTCGATCCATACCATCTTGAATCGGTTTAAAAAAGAACGGATAGTTAACTGATATTGGAACTACCTTGTCTGTAAACATTTTTTTAGCATCTGGACCAGTCTTTGATAATATACCAAATCTTGAATCACTAGCTAAAGTTGCTTGATTTACAACCTCTCCTGATGCCATAAAAGAAAAACCAGAACGTCTGTTTTTTAAATAACACATTCCATAACATCTTTTATCAGCTTTGCAAGCTTCCCAGAATATATAAAATAATCTATTTGCTTCTCTAAAATCAGGTTTACCTACATCAATCTTGCTCCATTGTAAGTACATGTAATGGGTACCAGTTATATAAGTTGCTTTATCTTTATTATAAAACCAAAAACCATCATCTCTTTTACTAAACTCACTCTCTATGTAATCAATGTACTTACTTTTAAAGTCATTAGGTAAGTTTTTCCAATCAAATATAGTGTTTACGCGTTGTAATTCTTTTGGGTACTCAGTTACTTCCCACTTATTAGAATCAAATTTATGTGTATTTTTTGGTGTCCTTGGTAAAGCTATCTTTAAATTTTGTATGCTATACACATCACCTATCGTACCATCTTTACTTATAACAACTACATCATGCTCTTTATTGTAACCGTATTTCCAGGCTTTCTTTTTATTAAGCCTTTTTATAGTATTTATTTTAATAGGCTCTATAACCTCATATAATGTTTGTTCGTACATTACTTAGATCTTTTTTCAGCAAAACCACTAAACGCTTTAGGTTTAGCATCTTCTTTTACTTTGCCATCAAGCATATTCTGCTCATCTTCTATACGATTTAATATCTCGAATGCATCAAATATGGCGAGCTTTTTAGTAGCGGCAGCGTTCTTGAGTCTATCTGCTGAGATGTCATCATCAGTTTCAACAATCGGCTCTTTCGCGACTTTAACAAGTTCTTTGACTGCTTCATAACCAGCTTGGATTATACTCTTTTTCCTTTCCTTTATATTCATATTTAATTGTAATTGAATTGCTGAATATTCTATATAGCTTTTGATCATCTATAATAAACTCATATTCAGTGTTAGGTTTAAAACCTATTAAATCACCAGATTTTAAACCAGCTTGTTTTAAATATTTATCTTCGTATTTAAGTATACCAACCAAAGGTTGTTCTTTTTCATTATCAAAAATACTATTAGATAAAGACTCTATAGGTTTAACAAAACAGAAAGTGTCATTAGCATTCCAAACACCATCATGTTTATATAAAAATATTTGATCTGGAAATACAAAATACATATCATCTTTGTAATATGATTTACTATCTTTTTCCCTACCTCTAATATCGTTCCATCTTCTAAACACGTTGTGGTGCACTATAACAATATCGCCAACTTGTATACTAGTTTCACCAACACTAGGTATAGCTATAACTTCAGCATGTCTATTAACATATTGGTGAGAAAAGTTTTCAGCATTAAGTATTAACTCTTTGTCTCCTACTTTTTTCTTATTATTATATCTATTGTTGTTTAAAGGTTTTACTATAAAGTTTAAAACACTTTTCACTAATATTCTAAATTATATTCAACGGCTATAGCCATATTCTTATTAAAATCTTTCCATGGTAATATTTCATCACCTTTCTTAATAAGTATCTTATACTTATCATCTTCTTCGATTATATCAGAAATGACATGTCCTCCGTAAACATCTTGGCCTACGGAGTAATGCATTGCTTCGTTTTTATAATCTCTACCTACGCTTATTTTACGAATTAAGTTTTTCATGTACTGCGGGTTTTATAGTACCATCCTGAACATTAACTTGAACATCTCCGTATTTCTTTTTAAGCTCTAGATTGTTTTCTTGTATCTTTGTTTGTATTTGAACTATTTGATCTATAAGAAGTTTCTTTTGAAACTCTATATTTCCAACTTGCATTTGTAAATGATTTATGTTTGAAACTAAACCATTTATTAATGATAGTTCATCTTTAGTAATTTTCTTTGCTTTTTTAGCCATAATATTTAATTTAATTTTATTTTTTCTTTGGTACAGCTATATACCAATCTTTATACTTTTCTCTTTTTTCACATATATATTCTATATAATCATCAACTTTCTTTTTCCAGTCTTTATCTAATTCTGGGTTTATGATACCAGATTTATAACTAGAAAAAGTTCTGTTCACATACTCTTTGATATTATCTTGATTAAAATATATATAACTATTTACGCAATAAAAAGAACCTCTTTGTATATTGTTCCATACATCTACAGGTTCTATTTTTTTACCTAAAACAGCTGCATATAATGCGCTTTCACTTATTTGTGTAGAATATACTCCTTTAGCTTTCTGCATGTAGTAGTACATATCTACGTTCTTTGGTAGTATATTTTCTTCACCAAAGAAATCTTTTAATTCACCTATAATCTGATGAGTAGTTATAGGGTGTGGTTTAAATAAAACATTGTTACCATGTTTATTAACAATATGTTTTAATTTATTTAAACAAACATTTTCTCTTAGCTTGTTAGAACCTGGAAGAACCACTAAATAATCTTTAGCAGGATACTTATCAATTTCTTCTGTTCTATGCTTGTATTTGTTAGAGTTTTTATCTACAACATTTTTAACTAACCAAGATGCATAATCCGCTACATCTTTAGTATCATGATGCCATGCATCAGACATTTGCTCGTTACGCATTTTAAAGTTTAAAGGTTGTAAGTAAAAGTTACCAGCATATTCTGTATAACCTATAGTTTTAAAGTAAGGCATTTCTTCAGCCATTACATCATAACTAGTTTCTATGCCTTTTTCTTGGCATTTTCTAATGACATACCCTTCAACCTGTTCTAGTTGATACAGTGAGTCATTTTTCCTGAGTGGACCAATTCTTTTGTCCAACTCTTTTTTGTTAAACATTTCCATATAATTAAATTTTATTCGTTATTTATAATAGTTACACGCTTTTACAGTTATCTACCTTCCGTCACTAAAAGGTTTTTCACCTAGTTGACCTTGCTTTCCACCGTCAGCATACCATGATGTTATTGTGCTAGTACTTGTGTTATAAGTAGTTGTATAAGTAGTAGTCGTATTGAACGTTGTAGTTGTACTCTTAGTTGTGTTATACGTAGTAGTAGTATTAGTGCTTGTATTATAAGTAGTAGTGGTATTAGTTTGTTTAGTTGTATTAAAAGTTGTTACCGTTGTAGTACTAGTATTAAAAGCAGTTGTAGTGTCTTTATTCGTGCTAATAGTTGTAGTAGTACCTTTCTTAGTCGTAGTGCTAGTGTTGTACGCAGTTGTCGTAGCTTTAGTAGTATTAAACGTAGTTGTATACTCTGTACTAGTAGTTGTAGTAGTATTGTAAACTGTAGTCGTGTTTGTTGACGTATTATACGTTGTAGTAGTATTTACAGCTGTGCTAGTGTTATAAGTTGTTGTTGTGTTCTTAGAAGTATTATACGCTGTTACAGTAGCTCTAGTTGTGTTTGTACTAGTATTAAATACTGTGTTAGTACTTGTAAACGTATTGAACGTTGTAGTCGTATCTTTACTAGTAGTTGTTGATGTGTTGTAAACTGTTGTAGTAGTCGTACTAGTGTTATACGTTGTCGTATAAACAGTATTTGTATTAGTCGTTGTATTATAAGCTGTTATAGTATTCGTACTAGTATTAAATGTTGTAGTAGTATCTTTTGTAGTACTAAACGTAGTCGTTCTCTGCTCTTCTGTAGTTTTACTAGTGCTAAACGTAGTAGTTGTATTTTTATTAGTAGAATGAGCTGTAGATTTATTAGTAATATACGCTGTAGTCGTAGACGTATTATAAACTGTAGTTGTTATTGTACTAGTATTATAAGCCGTAGAGGTTAACTTACTAGTATTATAAGTTGTTGTTGTATTTTTGTTTGTCGACACAGTAGTCGTATACTGAGTTATAGTTATAGTATTAGTGATAGTACTAGTATTAAATGTAGTTGTATAAATAGTACTAGTGTCACGAGCTGTATCTATAGTTTTAACAGTACTTGTATTATAAGCCGTAGTAGTGTTTTTGTTTGTACTATACGTGGTATTCTTTAATGTTAGCTTAGTAGTACTTGTATTATAAGCTGTAGAAAAATGCGTTAGAGTAGCTTTACTAGTTGAAAATACAGTAGTAGTGCTAGTGTTAAAAGCTGTTATAGTTATAGTACTAGTAGATCTAGTCGTGTTTCTATATATGGCAACTGTTGCTAACGTATTATTCATCGTTATCATTGTAGTTGTCGTGTTCTTACTTGTGCTAAATGTAGTTGTAGTATTTTTACTAGTATTCCAATAAGTAGTGTATACAGTATTAGTGTTAGTACTCGTGTTATACGTTGTTGTATAAGCGGTATTAAAAGTAGTTGTCGTATTAGTAGATGTGTTATAAGCTGTATTAAAAACAGTTAATGTAGTCTTACTTGTATTAAAAGTAGTCAACGTCGTTTTACTTGTTGCAAAAGTCGTAGTTGTATTCTTACTTGTACTGTATGTTGTTGTTGTATTCTTATTAGTTATACTAGACGTACTAAATGTAGTCGTAGTATTTTTACTAGTATTATAAGTCGTAGTTGTATTCTTACTTGTTGTATAAGCGGTATTAAAAGTAGTCTCTGTTGTCTTAGTGGTATTAAACGTAGTTACAGTTGATGTAGTGGTATTATACGCTGTAACTGTATTTTTTTCTGTAACCGTACTAGTGTTGTAAGTAGTTAACGTAGTTTTACTAGTATTATAAGTAGTAGTAGTGTTTTTACTAGTACTAATAGTAGTAGTACGAGACTCTGTTGTGTTTTTACTAGTATTGTATGTTGTTGTTGTACTCTTACTTGTGTTAAAAGTTGTAGTTGTACTTTTAGTTGTATTATACGTTGTAGTTGTGTTTTTAGAGGTTCCGTGATACGTACTCTTACTTGTGCTAAAAGTTGTATTAAATGAAGTACCCCAGTAAGTAGTATACTTAGTAGTGAACACAGTAGAATATGCCGTAGAAGTATCCTTAGATGTATTTCTAGACGTATTCTGTATTGTGCTTGTCTGAGTTATTCTCGACGTGTTCCTACTAGTATTTGGCATATCAACTTATTATTTCTTCTGTTACAGGTATAATTATTCTACCTCCAGTTTTTAAATTACTACTATAGTTGCTTAACAATGTATTCTTGTTATCTTCAGTAACATCTGTAGGTTCTGCAAATATATCGCATATTATTATATCGTATTTCTTATCTGTTGTATAAGAAAATTCATTACCATTTATAACGTTTATATCAGAATCTAACCAAGTAACTGTGCTTATTATTTGCGCGTTGTCCTCAACAACATCAACGCTGCTAGGACTTTTATTATCTATTATATATTCAGGCACAACACCTAAACCTAAACCTAAAACAAGTATATCTCCCCATGTTGCACCATTAAATGCAGCTTGTAGATCATCGTGACCACAAGTGTTACAACTACCAGTTTTTATTTTAGCTTCTATTTCTTTATTATAATATTTGTGTATTATGTCTGATTTGTATTTTAACTCTGAAATAACCTCACTATTATCAGCATCGACAGCTTTAGTTATTTTATTTATTTCAAATTCATTTCCATCAAACTCTTGTATTAAACTTTCATCTATCATGCCATACATATTTTAAATTCAACATCTATTTTATCATAATCTACAAAGTTAACGTAGTCGTCTTTTTTATCGCTTAGCATCATTCTGTAAACAGTACCATCATCTAAATATTCTAATTCATCAGCCATAACACCTTGCCATCTTCCAGGCCATTTTTTAGCAGCTTTATCACCTAGTTTAGTACCACCAAACTCAAAGCTATATATATTAAATCCTTTTTTAGATTTACCTATTAACTTTATATTTTTCTTGTGTCTTCTATCAGAGAAACCACCACCAGAACATGTATTAACAACTTGAACTCCACCTCCGCCACCAGACGTTCTCATTTGATGTGATGAACCGCCAAAGGTTGTAGCTATACCATACCAAGCATCAGCTAAAGCACTTGTACCACCAGAGTTTGTATAAGCAAATGATGATCCAGCAGTAGGAGGAAAAGAACCTCCTGTGAAATAAAACGTAGTAGTACAAAACTCGAAACAAGAGGAAAAGAAGCTAGATGAACTAGATCTTAAAGCACTAGTTAAACTTGCGGCTGTAGAATAAACAGTTAAGTAAGTTGTAGTATAATCTGCTTC